TGTAGTCGAAGGCCGTGACGCCCTCCTTCGCGAACCGGGAGACGGCGTTCTTGACGGCCTGTTCCGTGGTAAAGGCCCCCGAGGCGACGTCCATATAGGCGTCGTCGAGGAACTTGTTGAGTTTTCGGGTCGCGTCTTGCGCCGCGGTCTTCGTGAGGCCGGCAAGCGTCCCGCGCGTGGTGAGCGCCGCGTCCTTTACTATCGAGGCGAGCGCCTTGTCCCGAATGTCCGGGACGAGCCGCGGGTCCACGCCGGCCGCGGTCGCGAGTTTCGATTCGACCTTCAAGGAGGCAGCCCCGGCGTCCCCGAACATATTCTTTATCGTCTCCGCGTCCTTCCCGGTGAGTTCGGCTATGGCCTTGTTGATTTCGGCGCGGCTGGCCCCGAGTTCGCGGAGTTTCTCGCGTTGCCACTTCGCGGTCTCGGTGGCGTAGTTCGCCCCGGCTATGCGGCGAGCGATATCCTCTTGGATTCGGGTTTGAAGGTCCCCGTAGAGGTTGACGGCCGGCTCTGCGGCGTTTCGGAGGTAGCGAGATGAAAGCATATCTATTATCTATATCGTTCAAGGAGAAAAGGTCTTACTGCGGCTTATATCTTAATCTTTATCCATATCCAGAAGGGTAGTGCTACCCTTCGGCTATCCTTCCGCTATCCTTGGGGGAACCTTCCCCTATCCTTCCCTTTTATACGCGTTTCCACCAATGNGAAGCGCAATTTTGGCAAAAACGTTGCTATTACCTCGCCACTTAAAGGATAGCGGAACCTTTGGCTATCCTTGCGCTATCCTTCCCTCCGCATTATATAGTAAGGATTCGCATGGCCCCCCGGCAAGGGGTCGAACCTTGTCCTCCTCGTCCAAAGCGAGGCGCGCTACCGTTACGCCACCGGGGAATATTGCGATTTAAGCCCTCTGGGGGGCCTCCCGGCTCCCCTACTGCCTCCGCGGCCGGAAAGCCCTCCCAGCGGCCTCCGCGGCCCCTTCCCGGCCTTATTACGAGCATGAGGCCGTCAGTAGTAGAGGGTTGGCCGGCTGGGTCTCTGTCGCGGCCGGCCGCTCCGGGCTCTTGGCCGTCCCGCGCCGTGGGAACGTCGCGCACCCCGCCAGCCCCATAATGTAGGCGACCAGCATGAGGAAGGCAAATCCGGCCCTGTTCCGGGTCATTACGCCCCCGGCTCCGGCTCGGGCGGCTCGCTCGTGTCGGCCGCGGCTATTTCGCCCGTTACCATGCGGGCCTTCCGCTCGTCTTCACCGAGGAACTCGACGCGGTATTCCCACGCTTGGCGTATGCCGGCGTTGATTTCGCTTATGAACTGCGCCTTCCGGGCCGCCTTGTCCTCGATTATCGAATCGTCGAAGACTATCGAGACCTCGCCGGGGTCCTGTCCCAGCAGAGCGCCGACCGTTACGACCATGCCGTAGAGCGCCTTGCGGAGGAGTATCTCGTGCTTCTGAACGTTCTGATAGAGTTCCGACTTCTCGCTTATGACTTGGGTCGCGGTTTGAAGACCCGAGCCCTCGAAGCGATAGCGGTCGTTACCGAGGCCGCACTTGTCGGACAGGAGNGAGAGCGCGCGGTTCAGCCCGATAACGTGCTGGTCCGCCCGTATGTCCGGCTGGTGGAACTNCATTTTCGCGTTCTCATTCGAGGATTCGAAGACATAGAAAACCGTATCGTTCGTATCGAAGACCGGCTTCTTCGTCCCGTCGGCGACTTGCTGGATAGTCGCGTATTTCATCGGCACGAGGACGCGGCTCCGGCCTATGTTGAAGTCGTTGATAAGGGAATCGTAGACCGTATCGACGCCGCGGAGGGCGTCTATCGCGTTCGCGAAGACTGATATCCCCATAGGCGAGCCCATGTCGATATTGTTGACGATATTCGGCATGAGGATTTGGAACTGCCGGCCCTTCGTAGCGTAGGAGGCGAGGACCCCTTCCGGGAGCGGGACCGGCTTCCCCTTGTCGTCGACAAGGTGATTCTCGATTACGTCCTTTCTGTGAACTTGGACGTAGTAGCCCTTCTTGCCGCCGGTCTTCCGCTCCGAGGCGAAGGCGCACTCGGTTATCTCGCCATTGACGACCGAGATAGGGAATATCATGTCGGCCTCAACGTAGTCTATGACGACCTTATCGCCGTCCAGCCATTCGACGAAGGCCCCGGTCCCGAGCGCGAAGGTCTTCTCTATGAGTTGATTCGCGCGGAGGAAGAACGAGTTTTCTTCGAGGGTCGTTTCGAGCGCCTCGTTGAACTTGGTCTTCGAGCCGCTTACCTTTACGCGCTCGTTGAGTAGGAGGTTGGCGAAGTCCTCGGAGACCTTCTTCGCCATGCCGAGAGAGAGCCGCCGGTTCGGGACGCGCTTCTGTCCGTTGTAGATATGGTAGTCGTGGAACTTGGCGACATGGCCGGAATACCACGCCCGCCACTCCTCGACGCGCGCGCGGTGTTTCTCGTCCACTATCGCGCCTATGCTTTTAAGAAACGTGAGTATGTCGTTCATATTTTGGGCTCCTTCTCGGCTTCAAGTATCAGCATTTCGGCTATATCTTCGAGAGCGTATTCCATAGCGTCGAGTATGTCGATGTTGCTCGTCTTCCCGTCGTCAAGGCGCTCGTCCTTTGCCTTCTTCTCGTTCCATACCGCACCGCGGAGGGCTTCGAGTAGGATAGGGCAATTCGGGAGGACCTTGAACTTGCCCTTCGATATGAGCGCGTTCGTAAGCCGGATTCGGTCCACGATAGGCCCCTTCTTGGCGTTGCGGAGGTCTATGGGAATCCGCTCCCTCGTTAGAGCGGCTTCGAGGCCGGCCTTTAACGTTTGCTCTGCGCTATCCACAAAGCCCTCGTAAACCTTGTATTTTGCCATAACACGGCGCACGAAAGCAATGAACCGGCGCTCCAATTCGGCGGGCGTCTTTATCCCGCCGACCTGTTCCTCGTCCACGGCGTAGACGCGCCCTTGCTTTCCGATTCCCATAGCCACGAAGGCGTCCGCGGACTTGTTGCCGCCGAAGTCGACGCCGATTATAGCATGGGAGATATCCCCGGCCGGCGGGGCCTTGATTACCAGCGCGTCCGGCTTCGAGGCCGCGGTCGGGTAGACGACGCCCTCGGCTTGACACCATTCGCCGTCAATGTAGCGCTTGTAGAACACGGTCCCGGCGTATTCCTTCTTCAAGTTGCGCTTATAGTCCTCGGGTAGGAAGATATTGTCGTCGAGCGTGAACTTCCATACTGCGCGGTCGAGCGAGCCGTTGTCTATGTAGCGCGTCTTGACGTAGTGCTTCGGGTATGCGGGGTTCATGGTCGCGAACAGTTTCGCGCCGGGAAGGGACAGGCGGCCGAGGAGCATAGATACGAACGATTCCGGGAATAGCGTGAACTCGTCGCAGTAAGCGCCTCCCAGCGTCATGCCTTGAATCTTGCCTTCGGAGCGCTCGTCGTTCGCGCCTTCTAGCCATATCCGCCGGCCGAATAGACGGCCCTCTTTCAGCGATAGCGAATACTCGAAATTGCGGCGGCCGACGTAGCGTTGAAGCGGGGCGAGGCAGTTACGGCGGAGCGAGGTTATCGTCTTCCCGGCCATGAGAAACTCGTAGTCCTCCGGGAGCGACGGCACGAACAGGGCTCCCCACTTCCAAAGCGAGCCCACGGTCTTCCCGGAACGTATCGCGCCTTCGAGAAAGTTGAGACGCTTGTCCTCGGCCTCTATGAACGCGACTTGTTTATCGGAGAGCCGGAAGCCGCCGGCCGCGGGGGACGCTGGATTCATGCTACTTGAACTTTATAGACCCTATGAACTTTTGGCGTTCCAGCACGGGGAGAGTAATCTCGGGGGCCGCGCCCATGCGCCACGAATCGCCGGCGCACTCGGTAACAATCCACGTCCCGCTCGGTGGGACAGTATTTCGAGCCGGCCGCCTGTTCGCTCTGATTCTGATAACCGTATCCCGTTCGGTGAGATAGAAGAAAAGTCTCATTTGCCCGTCCCTCCGAGTAGCCGGCCGAGGTTGGACTTGTTCCGTATCTGTACCTCGAAAGAGCGCAATACCTCCACGAACTTCTCGACCTTCTCCGCGGTAGGCTCCGGGAGGCCGCACCGCTTGGAATCCGCTCCG